ATTAATAACTGGAATGAAAGAAGGTAAATCGGGAGTATCCACTTGAAAACGAATAATACTCATTTCATATTCTCCCGTAGATGGTATAATAGGATTGGTTCTATTTTCGTTAAAGTATATTGGTATTGGGTTTCCCGTAGTGCTATTGAAATTAGTAATTAACACATCGTAATATATATGGTCGGGAATGGAGGGGACATTACTTAATGGTTGAATTGGTCTATAGGACATTATATATAATAGTGCTAATATATTTTTGTATTAAATTCCTAAATATATCAAATAAATAATCTAAATACGAGAGAAAAGTTAGATTTCTACATGTATATATCTAATTGTATATATCTAATAATGAAATTTAGATATTATTACATTTCTGTATGTAGAAATTTTAAAATTTCTACATACTAATATCTATTATATATCTATTTTGTAGAAATCTATTGTATATATCTATAAATAATCTGTTTTTTATAGATATATCATTGTAGAAATCAAGCAATTTTGGTTGCGACTGATGAAATAGCAGTAAATTCAAAAACATTATTACCTTCTGGAAAATCATATACTGAATTAATATATATTGGTGATGTTCCACTTGTATTATTTAATATGAAATTTACAACCATTGTTGAATAAGTATCTGTTGTATTACTCCTCGTTGTGGTTGGAACTCCTACAGCACTTACTGAACCTAATTCAAATGTTGATGTAGTTATTGAACCATCATTCTTAGATGCTCCTAAAATCCAACTATTAATAATGGGAGTAATACCACCAAAATACCAACTTGTATTTGCTAATGTGATAGATACTGAAACTGAATATATACCAATTGGTAAATTATTAAATGTCGCCATTTTTTGACTACCTGTTAGATACGTTGCGTATATTAATGATGAGTTAGGTATAGCAGTAAATTGTCTTCCTACTTCACCATTAGGATTATCAAATGCGAATAAAGAACTCCAAGACATTTATATAGTTGGTTGATATTTTTTTATTGTTTCTAAATGTTGTATTGGAATAAAGTAATATTCTTTTTCATCGTAAGACTGATTGATGCGAGAATAATTCTTCTTCTCAAATGTATCAAAGAGAACTGGGTCATATTTTATATACGCCAATTCATCCGTAAAATTAAACAAGAAATACAATTCCTTGTCTTCTATATTGACGACCTTATTACAAGTCATTAATGTTGTTGGGTAAGCATTCTTTCTATTTGTGCGAGACTTTAATTCAAAAATAGATGTATCTGTGTAGAAATCATATTTACCCCATCTCTCTTGATTTCTATTTAATTCCTTACCAAAATGGTCTTGTAATATCGGGAGAATTTTCGCTTCTTGGCTAACACCATATAAATAATCTTTTTGAAAATGAACCATTTAGATTTCTCTAAAGTATATTTAGATTTTATTTTGGAGAATTAACGATTTTCTTTTCTCCCGTTATAATAAATGAGTAAAATAGATATGGATGATGTTCTTAAAAGAATGAGAACTAATATTACGGATTTAGATTTAGAGAGATATTTTCCCGAAACTAATCATTACAAAAACAATGTTATCAAATATAGTGATTTATCCAAGTTTAAATCTATTGAAGAAATTCTCCCAAAAGATAGAACCTACAAGATTATTCTTATTGAAGAAAATTATAATTCGGGACATTGGACGGCACTATTACGATATGGCGATACTATTGAATGGTTTGATAGTTACGGATTAGCACCCGATGGTGAATTGAAATTTATTAATGCCGTTAAGAGACGATTATTAGGAGAAGGAAGAAAGACTTTAACCGAACTTCTCTCCAATGTTAAAGATAAGAAAGTAGTTTATAATAAAACCAAATTACAGAAATTATCTAATCAATCTTCTACTTGCGGTCGGTGGGTCATCTTGCGAATATTAATGATGACGAAATTCTTTTACGATTTAAATGATTTTGTTAAATTTATTAAAAAATACAAGAAAGAAATTGGATTTAATGATGCCGATGAATTAGTCGCATATTGGGTTACTTAAATTAATAAAAAATTGAAATGATTTAAAGAGGTTTTATTTATACTATTAAGTATGAATAAAATGAATGTATTTAATTCAAGTGCTAAACATATTGAGGATTGTAAATTAAATCTGGTTAGACATATTATAAATGATATTTCTTTTGGTAATCGCATTCTTAATTGGAATTGGTATAAAGAACCAGATAAATTATTTTTCACTACAGAAAAGGGAGAATTTGTTATAGATTATACAATGACTGAATTAAAAAATAGTAGAAAATTTAAATATTCCGTTAATCCCGTTAATTCTTAATATATTGATTTTGAGCCATATCTACACTTGTTCCCATTTCTTTTGTATCTTCTTTCATCTCTTCCATTACATCTTTGTATTTATCCGTTAGGAAAATATGTCGTAACATACTACAACCTATTTTCTTGTTGAATACTTTGTATAATAATCTCGTCATATCATTGTTATTGGTATAAGGTTGTCCTTGATAATTTACTAACAATGGAACTTCTCCTTTAGACTTCTTAAAGGTAGGATGATATTTAAGATATATATCCAATATTTCTCTCAATTCTGGTAATATTTTTATCTCTTGAGAATGATACTTTTTAGCAGTCTTGTAATTATTAAATATAAATCTATTTCCCGCTAAATCTAAATAGTTTTTTTTGTCTGGTTCTACATTCTCTCCTACTGGAGTAGAATATTTCTTGACTATCATCATATCTTGGTAATCCTTATTACGTCTTGGACGCTGTAAGCAATAGAGCGAAAGAACCACTAATTTCTGTAATTCATTAAATTGTTCTTCATTGATTTTTTTTCCTAAAGTCGGGATTATTTTTTTCAATTCATTAAATCTATTCAATACTTCATCTTGCGTAATCCAATTCTTTTCTTCTTTTTCATTCTTCTCATTATTTGTTTTTAGATTTTTGTTTAATTTATCTAATTCTATATAATACTTATCGTATAATTTCTTATACTTTTTTGGCTCTTTTAAAGAGAGACCTTTCAAAAGACTTACAATAGATATAATATAAGTTCGTTGAGTATTTGGTTTATATTTATTCAATTTCTCTAAAATCTCCGTTTCATTTTTCAAGAAATTAAAGTTTTTGATTTCTCCCCCATTTAATCTTACCAAATTTTTCATATAAAGATTTTTGGAACTCTCGGTTATATTTTTGTCGGTAAATATTTCGTCCATTATTATATAGTAAAGTAAGATTTTATTTTCCAAAATTCCCACCCAACTTTAGGAAATAAAATATTAAGGTAAAGTATAAATATGTTGAGTAGTTTCGTCCAAAATCAACGTATCTCAAACTTGTATGGTCTTGTAGGTCAAGGCGGTGCTCCCACTTCCTCAAACTTAAGCGATGTTTTAGCCAACGGCAATAATGCGAATAACCAAAATATTCAAGGTGTTAGCACTTTAGACGCTGCTACTATCAATGCTACCGATATAAATGCTACCAATATGGTTACCAGTGATATATCTTTAAATACCATTAACGGACAACCTTACGTTCCTGGTGGAGGTAATCAAAATTTAGCAGAAGTTTTGGCTGTAGGACACGATGCTTCTGGAAATGCTATTACTAATTTACAGACTTTAGATGTGTATGAAATTAAAACTACTGCTGGAGCAACTCAATTTAGAAATAATATAACTTTAGGACTACACGATGTAGATAATGTTGGAACATTGACTTGTAGAACTCTACAATATAATACTTTAGTTCCACCTATTCCTCCTGCGGCTACTCCTAATTTAGCAGAAGTTTTGGCTGTAGGAAACGATGCTTCTGGAAATCCAATTATAAACGTAAGCCATTTAACTCTTACCAATAATGGATACATTAGTGGTAATGATTATACTATTAATGCGAATAATGATTTAACTTTGTATGCGAACCATACAATGTTTATAAATGCGGATAATTATATAGAAGTTAATTCAAATTATATTAGTATAAATGCGGATGTTGATTTAGGAAACCGACCTTTAACTACTACTGGAGATGTTACTTGTGGAACTCTACATTACACCGCTTTAGACCCACCAATTGCTCCTGGGGCTACTCCTGGATTAGCAGAGGTTCTTGTCGTCAGTAATGATGCTTCTGGAAATGCTATTACTAATGTAGATTACATTTCTTACATTAACGGAATTCAACTTGGAGATAGCACCAATTATTCTAATATTAGTAGTGATAATGCTGGAACTTTGACTTTGGCTTCTTCTGGGGCTGTTGTTAATGAAATTGTTTTTTCTACAGATAATGTTGTAATAAATTGTCCTGTTTCTTTACAAAATAATGCGATTAATAATGTAGCACAATTACGTGTTAATGATAGTGTATATGTTACTAATCAAATAGCCTGTGGTAGTATTCTTACAAGAGGAGATGTTAATTGTCCGTTAGGAGATGTTACTTGTAATACTCTACATTACACCGCTTTAGACCCACCTATTGCTCCTGGGGCTACTCCTGGATTAGCAGAGGTTCTTGTCGTCAGTAATGATGCTTCTGGAAATGCTATTACTAATTTATTGAGTGAAAGTTTTAGTGCTGGAATTGATATTGCTGAAAAATCTGGGTTGGCTTCTATTATTAGCGATAATAATGGAATTGTTGTTTGTAGCGGTCAATTTCAATTTCCTGATAGTGCGAAAACCACATTTTTAGTAACTTCACAAATAGGTGCTAATAATGGAATAGGAGATGTTTCATTTTACAATGGAATAAATATGAATAATCATGATATTATTAATGTGAATGATATTCAATTAAATACCATTAATGGTTCGGCTTATCCTCCTGTTGTTTCTACTCCTGGATTAGCAGATGTTCTTGCTGTTAGTAATAGTGCGAATGGATTAGATATGATTGATATTAATAATGTTCTTTCCGCAACTCAAATTTTTTCTAACGGAATTAATATTTCCAACATTAATTTAACTCATACTATAAAACAAGAAATTAACGGGGTTATTCACACTTCTCCTGACGATATTGATTTAAATGCTGGTGGTAAAATTCATTTGAATGCTCGTGTTGATGTAGGTAGTAATGATATTTCTAATTTATCAAGTCTTAATTACACCGATAAAATTAATATTCAAAATGTAGATAATTCAGTATCTATTTCCAGTGGAAACAATAATGATTTATATACTTTTACACAAGGAGATATGCTATTTCAAACTTTTTCGGGTAATTTATTATTATACTCTCAAAATCATTGTTTTTTGAATGCCCCTTTAGGAGTTAATGTTTCTAATAAATTAACTTCTTCTACTCTTTCTGTATATAAAGCACCAAAATCCAGTATTGGACTAATGCCTGGAGATATTTTCTCGGCTAACGGAGTTCTAATGATTGTTCCTGATTATCCATTAGACCAACTTTCTAATAGTGCGAAATCCCAAATGTTGTATCCTGGAACTGGTCCTACCTTTTCATCGGGTGCTTATTCTTCCAGATTATTATCCAGTGCCTATTCTGGTCCAGTAATGAATATTAGAAATGGCTCTACTAATGTTTCCGCCGACTTTTATTCCAATGCTACTGGTGTTTTAACTACTGAACCTAACGGACAAGGACAAACATTGGCTCAATTTTTATATGCTAATTCTATCGCTTTTATTACCACATTATACGACCAGACTGGTAACGGAAATCACGCAAGTCAATCTAATTCTAATAAACAACCATTTTTCAATACCATCTATCAATGGATTGATTTCACCAATGGTGGATTTTTTAATCTTTCTAATGGTGCTTATCCATTTGGTAATTCCGCATATACCTACGTTACTAAAGTTGGAACTTTAATTAATACACCCGATTTTTATTGTCCTTTTGGTGGTGGATATAATACACAAGATACTGCTAACGGACACTTTTTGTGTTATAGTATAAATGAAGATAACACTACAAACGCATCCACCGCTTGGTGTAATACTAATGCTTCTTTTACTCCTTCTGGTGTTATTTCCAATACAATGGTAATGTGTGAGACTTATCCTGGAACTACCAGTGATGATAGACAAATGTGGATTGATGATGTGAAACAAACATTGGGTGTTGTTCCTACCATTGTTAGAAGTCAAGTCAATTCTTATAATTATTTTGGTGGTTTGGCTTTAGATGGGGATGGAACTTTCAAACAATATAATGGTTCTGCCTACTATCTATACTGGACGCAACAAGCATTGGATGATGCTGATAGAAAAGTGCTACAAGATACTACTTTTTAAATAAAAATATCCGTATATTTTAATGGATACTAATCAATTCGGCGGAGCATTTTGGATTACCATTACTGGAATTATTTTGGGATTTTTAGGCACAATGACCGCCTTCTGTCTTAAATCCAAATGTAAAGAATGTAGAGTTTGTTGGGGTGCGATTAATATCGTAAGAGATATTGAGGGAGAAATTAAAGAAGAAAATATGTTGTTAGAAAAAGGAATAAATCCGTTTTCTACCAAAGAAAAAGATTAAGATAATATATAATGACTTATCATATATTACCTTATACTATAGCCAGAGCCAAGCGACTTGGAGTTATTGTAAAACCTTCTAACATTAGAGGTAAAAAAATAGATGTATTTTCTCCCGATGGTGATTATATTTGTTCTGTAGGTGCTTTAGGATATGGAGATTATCCTACTTTTATTGAATTACACGGACAAGAATTTGCCGATAAAAGACGAAAATTATACAAACGCCGACACGAAAAAGATAGACACGAAGTTGGAAGTAAAGGATGGTTCGCAGATTATCTCCTTTGGTAATTTATTTATTTCTCCCATATATATATAAATTCCCCCTTAACGACTTTAGCATTAGGGTCGCCTCTCTGGGATTTTGGAAAGGGGGTAGTATAGTTTGGTTCTCCCAATATCGTCTTCACTAATTCAAAAACTTCTATTGGAATATTTAAACAATACTTACCACCTTTCTTTAAATATTTAAATGTTTCCGTCACTAATGGTATATAGAAATGTTCGTTCCATTCTTGTTTGCTTCTCTTCTCTTGAAAGGAATATTGCTCTATATTATAATAAGGCGGACTTGTTAGAACCATATCATATTCTATCTTACTATAATCAAACGTTATACAATCTCCAAAATATAATTCTATCTTTGTATTTGAATGATTTGAGAGAAATTTAGTCATCTTCTCGTATGGTTTCATTAATTTTCGGTTTAAATCTATTCCTATATAGTGCGGAATATTCAACGCACACGCACCCACTAATCTTCCACCCCATCCCATCGTCGGGTCTAATATACATTTTGGAGAGAATTGTGCGTATATTCCCATTGCTATTAATGGTCTAAAAATATTCACCGAACCAAAATATAAAGTAAATATACGTTTCCATACTTTTAATGGAGCATCTCTCTCATCCGTATTATAATATTTTAAGATATTTTGGATGTATTTTTTTTTAGCATATTCCTTTCTATTCTCAAAAAATTGAAAGAAATTTATTCCTTTATTTCCTATCGTATTCAAACGCTCTAAACCTGTAAAATAATCTACTACATTATTACCTATCGTTGATAAACCTTTCGTCCCAGCATCCTTACCAATTTCTCTCAATTTTTCAAAATCATCTTCTATTTCTTGTAAATCTATATTATTCAATTCTCTCCAAATTTTGGATTTATCCATTTACATTACTTTTAGATTTTTATTTTTAAAAAAATTGATTAAAAAATTGAAAAGAATTTAAATACAATTATTCATACTATATAATAAGAATAATGACGCAATTAATGATTAGATTACCAAAAGATTTACAGAGAGAAGTATGGTCTTTTCTTGGAATGGATAGTATTGGAATGACGCCATCTGCGTTAGCAGTTTGGAGATTTATTGATGATGTTGAAAATTACGGAAGTGGATATGATAATTTCTACGGAAATGATTTTCAATATGAATTTATTGTTGGATTGAAATTCTTTGAAAGTAATAATAAAATTTATCAAGAAATTTCTAACCGAAATTGGGTTATTTTCTATAAATTTCTAAAAACACAGAAAGAAATTAATTACGACAAATATAAACATTTAGATATGAAAGAAGTTGGAAATTGGTTGGAAGACCCCGTTTGTGAATGTAGTCATTGGTTAGAAATGGATGAATTCCGTAATAGAGATAAATATAATTGGAAATGTTTTAATTGCTACCGAATTGATAATAATTTACTTGAAGATAACGATATTTTGGTAGATATTCAGTGTAGAAATTGTAATGAGGAATTATCCGTAAAAGATTTTAAATTTTGTAAAGAATATAGAAATGGCGAGGATTTTTGGTGTTCTCGCTGTTTAGATGATTTAGAAGAAAACCAAGAAGATAATTAATTAAAAAACACTAAACTATATTTTGTTCCCTCTATTTCTTTATTATAATGTTCTAATAACGCACCATTAAAAATAATTGGCTTCTCAAAAGCATTGTATTCTATACCATCTACTATTATTTCTCCTCCTGTATATATTCCAAATGATACAAGTAGGCTTTCACCTACATTTTTTTTATCTCGGTGCGGAGGACACACTAAATTCTTATTCACTTGTATTGATTTAAAAGAAAATTGATAAAATTCTCCAATATTTTTTAATTCCTCGTATATTTCGGGATATTTCTTACTTAAATGAGAGATGTCGTATAATTCTCCCGATTTTCGTTGAAATCTTGCCCTTGTATATCCAAATACACCACCTCTATACGGCGGAAATCCATTTCTATTCATTCTCCCTGAATTCTTAAATAGATTTATTTTCTCCAACATTAAATATATTTTTGTAAAATTATACGGAATATTTAATACTTTCACACTCATTTAGATTTTATTTAGATTTTAATTTCGCAAAAATTTGATTAAATAAAAAATTGAAATGATTTAAAGACAATTTAGTTATACAATATAGTAAGATAAAATGCCGAAAAACGAAATGCCGAAAGTTACGTGTAAAGATATTGGAAAGATAAAACACATTTTTAAACCATCTAATATTGAGGAATTTGAAACATTGATTAATATATTAGATGAAAGTCTATTTATTGATATTAAACCTTATTCTCACAATCTGGTAATGATTAATTTAACCATTTTGAGCGAGAAACATCAATACGATAAAGAAAAAATTGCTTTAGTTGTAAAAACATTTGGATTAGATAAAAAAGGTTGGAAACATTTACTTTAAAATATTTAGATAGTATATAAATGTATTATATAGATAGTAGTGGTAGAACTTTATATTTAATTGATAAATTTATTAATATTGATATTGATGGGAGAACTTTTTTATTGTGTGTAGATATTGCGGGTAATCAAGTTCAAGTATATATTTAAAATTAAAATGTTTTTTAATTATATACAATGAATGTCCCATTTACACCTTACCAACAATTTATTGAATTAAATCAAAATTTGTTACATCAACCTTATACTGAACCAAATGTTAGAATGTATTTAAATGGCTTAAATGCTAATCTAAATCTTATTGTTACTGATAGAAATCAGTTATTACATTTAGGTCATTTATCTCCTATAAGTCCCCAATTAAGACATCTTAATGAGGAAATGGCTTCTTATATGAAAGAAAAAGGAAGAGCAGAAAAAATTTATAGAACTTTAAGAACTCATATTATTCCTGAAGGAGGACGGAGAAGATTAAAAGGTGGAATGCCTATCGTTCATCAAAATGAAGAACAACATTTTATTCACGAATTAGAACAAATTGAAACTTTACTACTTTTTATTTCTTTAGGAAATGGAACTGAAACTGAACGACGAACTAAATTAAGAAAAGCCAGAAATAAATTAGATTTAATTACAGGTGATGTTGATAGATTACATTTGACCCCCGCTATAACGATGAGATTTGATTTCGCACAAAGTGAAATTGATAATTTTGACGCACAATATGGAATGGAATATGGATATGAAGAAAAAAAAGGTAGAGGTTTTTCAATGAATAGCGAACGAGAAATAAATGATGGTAATTTAAGACGGATTGGTGGTATGGTTCAAGAAGATGAAGATTTACCTGGCGACTTTCCTTTCTTTTTTCAAGATATTTTTGATACTTTAACCTTTCAATTTCCTAATCTTACAAGAACTCAACAACTTCAAATATGGCGAGATACTATTGAAGAAAGTTATCAATTTAGTTTCCAAAATTTAGAATTTGAAACGGAAAATTTAAATAATAATACTGGATTACCTCATTTAACATTGACCCCCGCACAACGACGATTAGTAAAAGACGTGTATGAATTATATCATCGTTGGAAGAAAATTTTATTTCCTACTGGAGGAAGAATGGTTGGTGGAGAAATTAAAATAGGACCTATAAAATTTGATGAAGGTATTTTTAATACAGATTGGAAAAAAAGGTTTAAAACTCAAAAACAATTAACTCTTTTTATATCAAGAATAGAAAGAGAATTAATCAATGTTAATAAGATTTTAAAATTTTACGATGAAGTCAAAGATAAAAGAGATACATTAAATACTCTACAAAATGAAAGTATGGATGAAATAGTAGCACATTTAGATGCTTTGAGAGATTTTCAAACACGAACACGGATATTATTGGAAGAGGTTGAAAGAGCAAGAATTGAAATAATATTTAATGAAGTGGGTGCGGTTAAATATAATGAAGAAAATCTTTATTTACGATTACAATTATCAAAAAGTCCAGAAGATTTTAGAAAAGAAGTAGAAGAAATAATTAAAACTTGGAAGGAATTAGCCAAAAAAAATAATAAAGTAAGGGCTTTTGCTGAAAATCAAATTGCGGAATACATGAATTTTTTAGATTTAGTAATGAATGGATAATTTAATTAAAATCTATTTAAAGAGATTTTTTGTATATATACTATATAAGAATGGAGAATTTTGGAACAATCAACGATGCTCTCCAATTTATTGCGAGAAACCAACACAAGATTGATAGTTATAACCGCAAAATAGAATACATTTGTAATTATCAAAAAGAACATCCTGAAAAATCTAAAGAAAAATGTAAAAGGTATTACGAGAGATTGAAAGAAGACCCAGAAAAATATAAAAACTTTTTAGAAGAAAAAAAAATGAAATATAGAGAGAAAAAAAATCTAACCATTAATGTATAAATGCCGAATAATTGGATTAATTTTGTTAAAAATTACGCTCAACAACATCATCTTTCTTACGCTTGTGCTTTGTCTCAACCCGCTTGTAAAGATGGTTATAGAGCCAAATACGGGGTTTCTAAAAAAGTTCCTCAAAAAATGGAACGGGAAAGAATGGGTTTAGAAGATATTAATATTAAACCTCCTCCACGCAGAAAACCCGCACAACATTCTAAAGAAGCCTTTAAAATGGCGACCGAAGATATTAGAAGCCGTTTAATGCGAGAAAATATCCCGTATCCACGACACGAACAACCTCAATTTCATTACGAAGATATTTATCCAGAAGAAGCACCCATTGCCCCACCTAAAAAAGGTAGAAAACCAAAATATGCTACCGCCGAAGAAAGAGCCATTGCGAAACGACAACAAACTTTAGCATCTAATCTTAAGAAAACGAGAGAACGAGCAAGTGAGAAAAAAGAAGGCAAAAAAATGGGAAAAGAAGATTTCCGTTTTTAGATTTTTACTTTAGCACATTTGTAAATATCTAATTTAAAAAAAATGACTTAAAAGTTTTTTTTATATATACTATATAAGATGAACGCACTTGAATTTATTAAATTTTGTGAAGATAACGGATTTATCGGTTTTAGTTTTAAAAATATTACTACTTCTCTCAATAAGGATGGAGAAGAAAAAAAAAAAATGAATAAGATGCCTAATTGGCGAAAAGAAAGTAATATTAATAAAGAAAATTGGAAGAATTTTGTTGATAAATCTCACGATGGTTTCGCCATTATTACGGGAGAAGTTTCGGGATTATCCGTATTGGATTTTGATAGTGAAGATGCCTATAAAGAATTCTTGGAAGCATTTGGAACTGGTATTAGAAGAAACAAGGTTTTTACCAAAAAAGGCAAACATCTTTATTTCAAATACGACCCCGACCTAAAACAAACTCAAAATAAAAAGGCGAATATTGATGTAAGAAACGATGGAGGTATTATTATTGCCCCACCTACTTCTTATACTTTATTAGATGGTTCTATCGCAAAATATGAACTTGAAAAAGATTTTGATTTGGAGGAATTAACCGCAGAAATGAAACTTTGGTGTGGTGAAAGAGACCTTATTAAGAATTACGATTTACCAAAAAAAGAAAAAAAAACAAAAAAACCGAAACTTGTAGAAGTAAAGGAAGAAACAATAGAAGATGATGAAACTACTACTTCTTCTATTACTACCACTGAAGTAGAAAAACCAAAAAAAAATTCTTATACTTTCTTGAAAGAAACCAAGAATGATGTAGCCGATGAAATTAATTTCTATTTACAAAATGGTATGTTTTCCAAGATTGCCTCTTGTAGCGACCCTTACGGCACTTGGATACGCATTGGTGCGTCCTTGAAAAGTGAATTAGAATACAACGACGCATTAGCCCTTTTCAAAGACATTTCCAAATTATATCCAAAATGGTGGGATGAAAAAGGATGTGAGAAAAAATTTGAAAGTATCAAGTGCGATAAAATTACCATCGGTTCTCTCTTTTATTACTTGAAACAAGAAGATGAAAATAAATTTAAAGAATTAAAAAAAAAATACAAGACCAACCAAGTAGATTTATTAGAATGTAGTTTTTCAACGGGTGTTATTGCCGACTATTTTGTTAGTCTTTATAAAAATGAATTCCTTTATTCTTACGAAGTGCTTTATTACTGGAATGGGTTTTATTGGGTTAAAGATAACAAGACACATTCTTATCTCACTAATTTCGTAGATAAAGTATTCACCAAAGACCTTACCGATTATTATATTCAAAAATTCCAAGATTGGAATGAGTATTGTTTTCAAAATAATATTAAATTAGACGATAGAAAAATAATGGATAATTTATTAGCCGATTTCAATAATAATATTAATTATAAATTACGGAATTCCCATTTTCGTGGTTCGTATATTAAAGATATTATTGCCTTTCTCTCCAATGATAATATTGATTGGGACAATAAACCGACCCTTTTCGTTTTTGAAAATGCCGTTATTGACCTTACTACGGGAAACAAAATTACACCTAATCCAGAAGATTATCTCTCCATTTCGTGCGGATATAATTGGGAACAATATAACCCCATTAAAGAAAAAACGTTATTAGAATTATTATACGGCATATTTCCCGACGATTTAGTTAGACATCATTATTTGGAAATTCTTTCTACTGGATTGTGCGGTTTTCAACAAGAAAAATTCTTTGTTGCGACTGGTAAAGGTGGAAATGGTAAATCCCTTTTAAATGCGTTAATGTTATCCACCGCAGGTAAGTATGCTTATACTTTACCAAGTGAATTCGTCCTTTCTCCCATTAAAACAGGTGCTAATCCCGAAGTAGCCAATTTAGATGGCGTTAGATTTGCCTTAACACAAGAACCGAAGGCTACCCGTCGTATTGTTTGTTCCGTTATTAAAGAAATTACGGGTAATCCTACTATCAATGCGAGAGCCTTGTATTCCAGTAAATGTGTAGTCAATTTAAGATTAACGTTAGTAATGGAATGTAATGATATGCCCCGATATGATGAGGTCGGCGATGCGATTACCAGAAGAAATGATATTACTCCGTTTGTTAGTAAAGCGGTTTCTCAAGAACAATATGAGGCTATTTACCCAGTAGAAAATAGAGCCAATTTTATTGTTGCTAATCCTTATTACAAGTCCAATGAATTCAAGAATGATTATAGAATGACGCTATTTCATCTTTTATTGAATTATTTTAAATTATTTGCGGATAATAAATTCCGTTTATTCGCTCCACCATTAGCCGTTCAAATGCGTAATAAAGACCAAATGGTAGCCAGTGATGATTTTTACGGGTGGTTTGATAGAGTTTATACTAAAATTGAGTATGCTGAATATGAACCTGAACCCATTAAAGTGAAAGATATTTATTCTATTTTTGAAAATTCCACGTTTTTTCTTAATCTTTCCAAGAGTGATAAGCGATTATATAATTATAAGTATTTTACGGATAAAATTGAAAATTACGAATTTATTAGAAGGTATATTATTCCTCGTAACAGATATTATAAAGGTAAAATGTTATCTTCTGCTATGCTAATTCATCATACTCAACGTAAGAATACAGATGAGGATGATGATTGTTAGACTATATAGTATAGAAATATAGCAAATATAGCATATTTTGCCCCGATTTCAACAACTATTCTATATAGACCCCTTTTATAGACTACTTTCCTATTTCGGGGCAAAATTTGCTATATTTGCTATATTTTATATTATATAGTATGTATATTGTTATTATTTTCTTTCTTCTCTTTAAAAAGAGAAATAATAAATAAATTAAATATTCTAATAAAGTAAGAAAGGAAATGAATGCCGAAAAAATATTTGAACTTTTAACAATATCGGGAAAATACCAATTAAAAGGAACGGGAGGTGATACCGATATATTATATAGTAGTGATTACGACTTGGCGGAATATTGGAAAGGAAGTGTATCGGGAGTTCAATATATTGAAAAAGTATTTAAAGACAAATTTAGAAGGGCAATGGCGATGCCCGAAGTTTATATCACGGATTTCAAATGTGGGGAGATAAATGGAAAACCCATTCGGTGGGACAAAAAGAGTATAAATTCTGGTATAGTTAAACAATATAGTAGAAAAATCTCGTTTTGTAAAGCGTTGGAGATGAAATCTACGATAAAAATGGATGTGATAGCAATGATAGATGGTATCTATAAAGAATTCTCTTGTAATTACAAATTTAATTTTGGAGGAATAACGAATTACGAAACGGAAAATGTAACCAAAGAGGAATTATTGGGAGATTTAAAAGAATATTATACGGAAGGGAATAGTTTTAAAGCATTAAGACGATTATATAGTTTCGTGAAAATAAACAAGAAAGAACCAAGTGTGGTAAAATTATTACAAGAATATTTCAACTCTGCTATAGGTAGATTAAATCAATGTAAAAATCAAACGGAAATCTTGATATTAATGTTGGAACAGAAATTTAGAAAAGTGAAAAAAACGGATTTAGTAAAAAACTTGGAATGGATAAAAGGGAAAATACCCGAAATGGGAATGAAAAAAGAATTGGTAAAAACTATTTCTCTCATTTGTAAGTTGAAAATGGGAGAAATGGATAAAGGTTTAGATTATTTATTGGATTTTTTTAAGAAATTATTAGATGAAAAAACAAGAATGTGGATAGCCGAGAATAAAAATATCTCTTATTATATAAAATGAATGTTGAGAATATTGGGTCGCCAATTGCTTTAATATTAGATGAAAATAAGAAAAACAACAACCAAGTTCTCTCGGTAGAACCAAAAAAAGAAGCCGTAGTAACATATCTAAATGAATTGAATTTAAAAGATAAAAAAGGACAGAAATTCCAACAAGTTCCTAATCCAAATACCGAGAGAAGTATTTTATACGTAACAGGTGCTTCTGGAAGTGGAAAATCGTATTATACAAAAGCATATTGTGATTGTTATAAAAAAATCTATCCTAAACGGGAGATTTATTTATTTAGCAGTTTAAGTGATGATAGTAGTATAGATAAAATAAAAGGATTGAAAAGAGTGAAAATAACGCCCGAGTTTTTGAGAGAAGAAATAAGTGCGAAAGATTTTGAAAATTCTCTCGTTATTTTTGACGATACCGATTGTATTACCAATAAAGCACAAAAATTAAAACTACAAAGTATTTTAAATTCCGTCTTGGAAACGGGTCGGCATTTCAACACATCGGTAGTATATACTTCACACTCTGCTTGTGCGGGAAATGATACTAAAAAGATATTGAATGAAGCACATTCCGTAACGATATTTCCTACGGGTTTAGGAGGTCGTTCTCTCAAATATTTGTTGGATAGTTATATGGGATTAGATAAAGAACAAATAAAGAAAATCAAGAAATTAGAGAGCCGTTGGGTAACGATAACAAAAACGTATCCAATGGTTGTAATGAGTGAAAAGGAATGTTATATATTAAATCCAAAAGATTAGATTAGATTTTTAAATTTAAATAAAAGTAAAAATCTAAATTAAACGCACGAGAGACACATTTCTCTTCCTCTACCAGAAAATCTTTTATCTTCTTCGCTCATTTTTTGCCTTTCGTCTTCTTCTCTTTGTCGTCTTCTTTCTTCTCTTACTCTATCTTCTCTGGGAGTAACAACTATATTTTCATTATTTATACGTCTATTGCCTACAGGTCGTAATAATTCTACAATAAACTGCTCCATTCTTCTATTATTATCAATTCTGTCTCTAAAAAAATGATGTAATCTTCTTCGTAAATGCTCTGCTTCTAATCTTGATTGGGGTGTATTTGTTCTAACTAAATCAAAAATATAATTATCAATATTTAAAAAATGAGTATATACTTGATTAGAATTTACTCTTGGTTTCTTCATTTCCTCATCTAATCTTTCAAATAAACTCTCAATATCCTCTACTATTTGTCTTACAGATGCTCCAGAACCACCGCCAGTTTTTCTACCTCCTCCTTCTTCATCATCATCTTCTCGTTCTTTTCTCTTTTTATCTATATTATCAAAAAATCCAGCATCTACTAATTGTAAATATTCATATACTTTACATTTATCAACATTATATTCTATACCGCCAAAAACAATAGTTTGACCTTTATATTCCTTTTTCCATCGTTTATAAGCATTTGTAAATTTTTGATAATTTTCAACACTTTCCTCTCGTTCTTTTCCCCTATTTTCTTCTCGTTCTTTTTTCTTTCTCTCTTCTTCTTCTCTATTATCAATATTATATCCAGTTCCATTTACAAAATAATTCCATATACTATTAGCGATGATAAAAGGCATGAAATCACTATATTGTCGTCTCTTTTTATATCTGTAATAAATTAATACAATATTTTTGGATAAATAAACTTTTTCTATTATATTTAATATAATTTTGATATTTTCTTGATATGCTCTTTCTTGTTCTGGGTCTCTTGATACATTTAATTGATAATTTATATATTCGTTAAATATGCTTATATAATTACAATACCATCTCATCATCGTTGTTTCAAACTCTTGTGGAATTTGTCTTCTATTTTGAATAGCCATTATAAATTTTGAATAAAAACTCCATATTTTATTTTGTATAACATTAATAGTCTTATTAAATTCAATATTATTTTCATATTTAATCATATTTTCTTCATGATTTTCCGCTATTTCACCTTCCGTTTTTGGTAAATCTATTTCACCTTCCGTTACTGGTAAATCTGGATTTACTCTATTAGAAACATCCATATCAATTATCATTCTTCCAGTTTTAGGATTAATATGAAAATAATCACCTATTTCAATTCCTTCAGTGGATAAATATTTAAAAATATTGTTTGGACTTCCATGAGTAGCATCTGTATCTAATATTTCATCAAACATCCATCTTCTAAAACTGCTATCTTCTGCCCCCATTTCATTTAAGCGATTTATCAAATGTAGATAAATATAAAGATTTTCGGGAGTTCTATAACTTTCGTGTTGTCTTATTAAATTAGTAAATAATTCAAATCTACGAGACTGGTCTCTTGTTACTTGCCTACTACTATTTTCTATCTCCTGATATAATTGATGTAATCCTTCTCCTAAATCATTAGCATTATTAATTGCTCCACCCGTTTTAATTTTTCTACAACTACCTTTGGAATAAGGTTTTCTTCCTGGAACTGGTTCATATCCTTTCCAACATCTTCCACCATCTAATCCTTTTCCCCAATATTTATCTACTAATTTTTCATTTAAACCTTCCTTATTTTTATTAAGAACATCTACGGAATGTTCTGTAAAAGGATTATAACTATCACTCTTAATATGTTCGTAATCCTTTCCACGTTGAAATCTTCTTAAAAAAGAAACGGGGTCTAAACCAGTTTTAATATCTGTTTGATGTTCTGGAACTTTTTTGCCGTATAGAACATCCCAATGGGTAACAGGTTTATTAAGAGTAATAATTTCTCCCGAATTTTGACCTACTTTTTCCGCGTGTAACGCACCTTTGGAGTGTCCTATAGTAATAACATTTTTCGCACCATATTTTAATTCGGCTTTTTTTTGGATTATACGAGAATGTTCTAATCTTTTTCCTTCATTAAAACCTAACGCAGTTTTAGAATTTTCATACCAGTCTTGTAAATCTTGAGACCCACGATGAACGACAACGGCTTGGTGATTAATATTATTAAAATATACTTGGACTTGATTATCACTTAAAGAATGGTCTAATACCCAATGTTTATAATCTTGTCCTTTAGAATAGGAATTGAAAAGAAAATGATGTAATTCGTCATTGTGGAGACCACCACCACATTTACATTCATTATAAGCAAGAACGAGAGAAACACCCGATTTTCCTAATTTTTTTGTTTTAAAATTGGTATAGCCTTGTTTTTTGACTTCTTTTGGACTTACTTGTCTAAAACGATACGTATTTGGTTTATCATCCACATCGGCGTGATGATAGTGATGATGTTTTAACCATTCTTTTGATAAATGGAGAGAAAATTTAGATTTATCAAAAAGGACACTTTGAACTAAATACATTTATATAATAGATATATTTAATTTTATTTTACATTCCATTAGAAGCCATTACTCCCGAAAGATTATAACCACCATCGGCTTGTCTTCCAGGACTTGGTGTAGTAATAGAAACATTTACAGGTTGAGGAGAATAGGAATTTAATAAAACTCTCAATGCGTTATAAACTGGGATAACAGATTTCTCTGTTTGAGCCAAAAATTTACCGAGTATTTGTTCTTGTATTCTTTCTAAATTTAAATTAGTAATATCTTGTGCGGTATTGAAAATGTCGGTATATCTATCATTAACTTGTTCTAATTGATGAATAAGATTAACAATATCGTTTTTATTTAAATAATTAATAACGGGTTGTAATTTGGATATATTTTGTTTTAATGAATTAGTAACAATCATTATACTTTTCATTGAACTTGCGAGAGATTTATCCACATATCCTTGTTGAATAGCCCTTGTAACATCATTATCATTATTTCCTCTACTGCTACTTCTATTATTACTACTACTACTACCAGTAATATCACTTCCACTATAACCACTATCACTATATAAATCACTACTACCAGGAGTAGGAACACTCCAACTATCGGCACTACTATTATCTGGAATTGGTTCTAAATCGGGCATTGTTCCAATACTTTCATCATCCAGACCAATTTCATTATTCATTACGAAAGTAGAATAATGAGCGGACGCTTCTGCTAAAAGTGCTTCTAATGTTACTAAATTGGTCTGGATGGCTACATTCATTTGAGAGGCTAATCCACTATCTTGTAAAAGTTTAGTATCTACGACATTAGAATACCTGCGTTTTTGACTTTGGACTAATTGTTTCTTAATTGCTAATTCTTGATTTAAAGAGGCATTTTGATAAGCGGGTAACATATTTATATATAATAGATATATTTTTTATATATAAAATAATTATCTATCATTTAAATTTGGTGATTTTGGAAGTCCATTTGTATTCATTATATTTTGTATATAAGGATATACATCTTTTCCGTAATACACACTTGCGGGAACATCACCACGTATTACAGGTTGAGATATAGCCATGAAAATACGAGTAACAGGACTAAACAAATTAGCCAACATATTTTGGGAACTTCCACCCTGCCACCTTGAAACACAATAACTCCACCAACCATTATAATCTGCTTGAAAAACTTGGATTTCATTTGGTCCGTTGTATTCTATATTCGTTCGTTCGTTCCATATTTTAATACTAAAAGCAGCAGGATTTATATCCACTTTTGCTCTGGTGCTATATTCAATACCAGTTTTTAGGTCTTTTAATACCAAATACATTTGTTCTCCTTCCATTACAGGATATATAGTAGTTCCATTACAATCGTAATAACTCCACAAATTAGCAGCCTGGACGTAAGCGGGGGATTGTTGAGTATAATTATTCCAAAATTTAATAAAATCTTGTAAAGGTTTCGTAATTTGACTTTGAAATCTTGGGTCAGCCTTAAAAGCATCTACAGCCTTTTGAACGTCCTCTTTAGTAGGTGGTGGTCCAGCATTAGCAGGATGAGAAGCAGCAGAACCAGCAACAATTTGTTGCGTCAAATTAAATGCCTCATCTACTAAAAATCCACCAGCCAATTCTGGAAAGAAAAAACACATTAAAGAAGTAACCAATAAACCCTCAAAAATATCCATGTGGCTATTTACAAAATCACCGAGAGTTGTAAAGGCTTGACCCATATCTCTTCCAAAAGATTTAAATATTTCTCCCACACCATTAAAAAAATCATCAAATATATTACCACCCGCTAAATGACGATGGATATAAGGCGGATATTTTCCGTGTATTTTCCCATATTGAATTGCGTAATCTAAATGTTTATCTTTCATTTAATATATCTAAAGATAAATATTTTTTAATATAATCCATGTTCTTTGACGTATTTGGAAGCCATTGGTAGAGATAATCCTTTTTCTTTCATTATTTTACTAACGATAGCACCTCTTTTACTTTTTGGTTTTTCTCCCGAATGTGGTGCTTGTTTTCTTTTACCTCCTTTAAATTTATAATCGTCATCAGGCATTCTATAGGGATGTGCTCCCCATATTGGAGACCAAGTTCTTGGGTCGCTTCCAATTGGTTTCATACCTGGAGGTGGGGTAAATCCAGCACCAGTAGTTCCAGCCAAATATGCTCCAGCATATTCTTTCGCAGCAGTTAAACCCATTTTTAATATTTCGTGTTGTATTTCTTTCACTATTTCACTATTCAATACTTCTTTAAGCACATCCCACAACATTGTTCCAAATGCTTTCACACCATTCCAAACATCCCCCCAGAAATCACCACCATCCATTTTACCACCAGTAATATAATGCTTTGCTCCTTCTTTCAATGCGTCTAATAAAGTCTCTTTACTTGCTTCAAATATTTGCGGTCCAAATTCGTGGTATAATCCTTGAGCGATACCTTTCACACTATCCCAAGCATCACCCCAAAAACCATCTCCATGTAGATGGTTTCTTGCTTTCACCATTATATCAATTAATTTCTTCAAATTCTTTCCTTTTGGTCTTTTTCCAGCACATTTTCGTCCAGCACCAACACTTCCAATAGAAAGAACGGGAGAAAGAGTAGATGCGGTATTTCCAATAGGTTGAATAGCACCACCAAATTGTCCTAATTGATAATTCGTTCCAATTTGAGTATTTGCTCCGTGTCCGTGTCTTGGAACTAATTTAGACATTTTACCGCCTTTGGTTGCTCCAATTAAACCATTTTTTGGTGTATGGACTTTTCCATCTGGTCCTAAATAAGCACCGCCTTTTTTCGGCATACGAGACCAAAAATTAGGGTCATCACTACCTACGCCTTTGGTAGTTCCATCGGGATTAACAACAATAGCACCACCTTTTTTGGGTCTGCCTCTGCGTTTTCCACCCGCAATTGGTGTTGGTGCGGGAGGAGCATTTTTCAATAATTTATTAAATTCTGCTTGATGTTCGCTTGGATGTTGTAAAACGGATTTCAATGCTTTTGGTTTTAAATTAGACATTACACTTGCTAAAGAACCAGCACTTGGTGGTAAATGACTAACAGGAACTAAATTACTACTTACGGCATTATTCCCATTTTGTAAAGTAGCACTTCCACGACGACCTCCCGTTAATTTTGGCTTTTTCTCGTTCGCAATGATTTCTACAAAATTCATTTTATATATTAAGAAAATAAAATAAATTAATTAATTAAATATTTTTAATAATTTGGAGGATTGTTTCGGTTCAGGAGGATTTTTACTTTTTTTTCCTCCTTGTTTAATTCTCTTTAATTTTTCAACAATAGGTTTCGGCATTTGAACGGGAGTTTCTACCATTGCTCCACCTTTTACTGCTTTTCTCTCATTACCACCACTTATTCCTCTTCCTCTTCGTTTAGAATGAATTGCCCCTAAATCGTCAATATCACTATCGCTATCAAACATCGCTTTACCTCTGGTAACTCTTCCAGAACCAAAATTGGTAGGAATTTGATAAGGTTCTCTCATTAAATCACTTGAACCACCTTTCATTCTATTTCCCACCATTTTATTACGATTTAATGTTTGTATTGGTTCAAATAAATCGGGAGGATAATGGGAAGATGCTCCACCGCCAGAATAACGATGTGAAATATGATTAATAGCACCGCCAGTAATTGTAATGGGGTCGTAATGATGAACGATATGTTCGGGTTCAATATCCGTAGGAACAAAAAATCCTTGTTGTTTATTTCTAAATTGTTTTAGTTTCCTTACAATCTCCCGATTATAAGGATTATCAAAGGATAGATTATACATTGAACTCATTTTATATATAATAGTAGAATATATTTTATATAAAATATTTAAATAATTAAATTAAACATACTTGTGTAGTTTTCCTCCCGAAGAAGCACCCATAGATGCTCCCATTCCATGTAAGTGTAGTTTCTTTCCAAGATGTTGAACCATTCTCTTAACACTTCCAGAACTCATATTGTGATGACTTCCACCCACCATTCTGTTGTATTCGCAAGTGGTAATTGGGTCGGCGGATTTCTCGGCTTTGGTATCCACCACCATCTGTTTCGTCAAGATACCAGTGTAGATAACGGATGAACCAGCCTGTGTAACAAAGATACCCGAGTTAGCAGTAATAACCAAAATTTCTGGAGTAATAGATTGACCCGAAAAGTTACTAACATTGATGGTAAATTGGAAATTGAACTGACCGATAGACGAGCAAGAAAGATAATCTGGGAGAGAAAGGTCTTTTGCGGGGTTAAGCACCAACATTGAACCAGTAGTTGGAACACCACCAGTAACTGGAAGTCCAGAAACTGGAACAGCATTGGCTCTTCCAGAAAATCCAAGCCAAGATTGAGTAGATTTATTATTGACGGAAATTCTCCACAAGTCTTGTTGAGTAGCAGAGGAAAGAAGACCAGATTGATTATTCAAATTGATACTGATATTATTGATGGTTAGGAAAGAAGCACTATCGTAAGCACTCTGTTGAGACATTGGCTTACGAACCACAATAATGAAATAATCTGGAAGTTGATTAAGTTGGATATTTTGAGATGTGATAGAAGCAGATGCTCCAGTAGCAATTGGTGCTCCAAGTGTGCTTTGGGATAAGTATCTTGGGTAATCCATATAAGGAGACACATTTCTGGATGGGATAAGGTCACTTGCTTGTGTGGATAGGAAATTGAATAACATTCTGGTATTTCCACCTTGAAATGGGTTAGTATATGTTCCAGCAGATGAACCAGCAGCACCAGTATAAGCAGCAACCGATGAACCAAGAACAATAGAAGCATTTCCACCTCCAATACCACTTACTCCTTGAACTCCAGAAAGAGATAATAGTCTTTTCGCAGCACTATCAATATTGAAAACGAAATTGATGGTATTCACACCAGCAATACCTCCAATGTTATATTCTGGGTTACCAAAGATAAATGGAGAAAGGAACAATGGCTCTGTAACAACAGCAGAAATAACCAATTTAAAAGTAGTTCCATCAGCAGGACTTGTTAAAGAAGCAACTGGAGCAGCGTAATTATCAACAGAACTAAATGCTTGAATATTGATAGGGAAACAACCTCTTGGTGCTTGGTCTAAATCGTAAGATTGATTAGCCCAAGTTGCTAAAGGATTATTGTTTGTTCCAACTCCATCACTATAGTTATAGTAGGCTTGGTCTGGAAGAGTGGGTGTTGTTGAATTGTATCTGTATAATTCTCTACTATCGTTAAATCTCAAGAGGCAATCCAATACATCCTGTTCGTTGATGGAGACAGTGGTGTTATTGATAGTAGCCGTAGCAGTGGTAATCAATTTATTGAATGGAAATGCCTGTAGAGCAGCATTTGACCCCCAATTCAATGCGTTTGCTCCAGCAGCAACTGCGGGAATTGTTAGAGTTGCGGTAATTCCAGTAGAGATAAGTAATTCACGATTAATCACAATACTTTCACTGGGAATTTGGATAGTAAAGGTAACGGATGAATTAGAAGTAGATACTGCCGTAAATTGTTGATAAGTGGTATTCGCAGCACCCGATTGAACCGCAAATGTTAGATTATCGGTAATATCCGCAAGGCGACTATCTTTAAGAAGGATTGTTTTGAAGTCGGTCATTTATATACTTAATAAATATTTTTTTTATTAAGTATTTGCTAAAATATTTTATTTCTAAACTATTCTCTTTCTAAATAGGAATTTGAGAGAACAATTGCCTCCACTCAAAAGGTTTAAAGGAACAATATTCCCCAATTTATTTCTCCAAAATACGGATATATCTACATTTGTTAAAGGTCGGTTACCAGTCAAAGAAATCATCCTATATTCGGCGGTAGGATTATACAACAAACTTGGTTTATAAGATTGCTCGTTAGAAGCAATGTCCGTAATAATTTGTGAGAATTTTGCGTTATTACCATCTCCGGT